CTCTTCCTTAAACAAATGTGATATAAGTTACTATAAATCAATAAGTTAAAATCATGCCTACGATTAATTTGGGTAAAAAGAAAAAAAGGGATAGAACTTTCAACAAGCAGAAGTTCCAGGGGATATACCAGGATAAGCGGTGGAAGCGAGTGAGGGGGAGGAAGTTCCGGGCGAATCCGCTTTGCGAAGACTGCGAGCGTGAGGGGGTTGTGAGGCAGACTGAAGAGGTACATCATATCAGGGGTGTTGATGATTTTCCGGATGAAGCGTTTGAGATTGACAATTTGATGAGTCTTTGTGTAGAACATCATAAAAAGAGAGATAGGAAATAGTTCTATTATTAATTTTAAAATCAAATGTTATGAATGCAAAAAAATCAGTTGAAATCCTGGAATTCAGTATCCGGGAAGTGGTCATTCCGATAATCGGGATATCACCGCTAATTATTCATGCTTGGTCTGAAAAGGCTAAAAAAGAAATTGCCGATAAACAAGCAGGGAGGGCTAAAAACAAGAAACACGAAATCCGTGTTCCTGAAGAAGATTATGAACAGGCGAAGCATAAAAGCCCGCAGGGATGGGAAGGATTTCCGGCTGCCGGCTTTAAAGCTGCCATGATCAGAGGTGCAAAGATGATTGGATTGGAAATGAAATCCACTCAGACTTCTTTCTTTATTAAGGCTGATTGTGAAGAAACACAGTTGGTGAAAATTAACGGTAACAGCCGGATGCGTACAGACATGGTGAGGGTGGGCATGGGTTCTGCTGATATTCGTTACCGTCCTGAATATCTTGAATGGTCAGCAGATTTAACTATTGAGTTCAATTCAGGGGTTGTCAGTCTTGAGCAACTTTATCAGTTGGTTAGAGCAGCCGGTTATGGTTGTGGTATCGGTGAGATGCGTCCCGAAAAAGGGAAGTTTAATTTTGGCAGGTTTAGATTAGTGGAGGGAAACTAAGATGAATGATTATAGTTGGAGGATGAAGGGGTTAGCTAAGAAGGTTGATCCCTCTATTGCAGGAGAAGAACTGCAAAGATTACAGAATATTTATGGAAGTATTACTCCTGAAATTCTTGTAAATGAAGCTAAGAAGCGGAAGTCTCCTTTACATAATATTTTTGAATGGGACGACACGAAGGCTGCTGGAAATTATCGGTTACAACAAGCACGGATATTACTTAACAATATTCAGGTAACTGTCATAACTGATGGAGAATCTAAGGTGATTTCAAATTATGAGGTTGTCAGTTGTCGGGAGGGATATAAGAGTATTGATACTTTTACTCCTGATGATATTGAGTATATTAAGATTAATATTAAACGGGAACTCTTTTACCTAAAAGAGAAGTTACAGTTATATAAGGAATTTGATAAAGTTCTTTACTATATCAATCAAGCTATTGAAGTCTTATAACTGATTCTTGGTTGGGTTTGGTGAGGCAGGTGTGGTACGGTACGGTGGGGTTGGGTAAAATGGGGTATGGTACTGTACGGTTTGGTCAGGCAGGTATGGTGTGGCGAGGTAAGATCTGGTTGGGTCTGGTGCGTTACGGTTAGGTCTGGCAAGGCAGGTGTGTAATGGTTCTATATGGTACGGCTGGGTACGGTGGGTTTTGGTATGGTTTGGCAGGTATGATATGGTGCGGTGGGGTGGGGTGGAGTTGGGTTTGGCAAGGTGGGGTATGATGCGGTTTGGTGGGGTAAGTTAAGTTAAGGCAATTATAGCCCTCAGGAATGGGGGCTTTTTTTATTGTTAATAAATAAATAAAGGTATTTAACTCTTTTAATCCTTATTTAATTACATTTGCAAAAAAATAGCTCGCATGACGAAAACAGAATTGGAGCTAACTATCATAAAGCTATCGGATGATATAGAGTTCATCAAGAAACTCCTTATTAAAAACCTTCTGATCCGTAGACGTAACGGTAACCTTAACCCCGTAGAACAGGCTATTGAAGAAATAAAGGAGGTACGATGAATGATGTTATAAGAATACGACCTTTAATAGATAGGATAATTAGACTTCCCAAATTTTGGCAATTGCATTGGAGTTTTGCAGTAAACCTATCATTCATTGATAAAATTAAATTCATTCTCAGGATGACTTATATTGTTTTACGATGAACGGCGCAGATAAATATTGTTCAGATGTGCTTTCAGGCAATATTCCTTCCGGGGTGAACCTGAAAAATGCCGTTAACAGATATCTTAAAGACCGCAAGAACGGCTGGGATTTCCGGGAAGATGCGGTAGAAAAGGTAGTAAAATTCATTCATAAACTAAGACATTTCACTGGAAAGCATGATGGTAAGCCATTTAAGTTAGAGCCGTGGCAGGTGTTCATAGTAGCAAACCTTTACGGGTTCTACAACAAGAAAGAAGGTACTCGCAGATTCCAGACTGCATATTTTGAGATGGCACGTAAGCAGGGGAAGGCATTGGCATTGGAAACCTTATTGCCAACTCCGGAAGGATTTACGTCAATGGCAAAAATTAAAATTGGCGATACTTTATTTGATGATCAAGGTAGTGTAACAAATGTAACTTATGTTTCTCCAATATATAATGATAGAAATTGTTATGAAATTATATTTGAAGACGGGGGGAAAATTATTGCCGATGCTGATCATCAATGGTTTGTGAAAACCAAAAAAAATAATAAAACAAAAATATTAACAACAAAGAATTTATTAGATTATAAGCATAACAGAACAGACGGTAAGGGGATTGAATATAGGTATAGAGTGCCTGTCAATAAAATAATAAATTTACCAGAAAAGGAATTACCAATAAATCCGTATGTTTTAGGTTTATGGTTAGGTGACGGAAATTCAGATAAACCTAATTTCACAGTAAATATAAATGATTTGTCTTTATATGATTATGTTAAGTCTATCTATGGCAATTATAAAATCTATGCTGATAAAAGAAGATCGAATACATTAAATATAAGTTTTGCCGGAGACAAAGGGCTAAACAATTCCAAGTTAAGACATGATTTAATTTCCGCAGGTGTATTTGGCAATAAACATATTCCGTATGAATATCTGAGAGCTTCTTTTGGTCAGAGATTGTTTTTACTGCAAGGATTGATGGATACCGATGGTTCTGTTTCAGGAGGTCAATGTGAATTTATACAAAAGAGCAAATATATTAGTGATGGTTTTTGCGAATTATTAAGCACGCTTGGTATTAAGTATAAGAGATCAATAAAGATACCTAAAATAAAAGGGATTGAATGCGAACCCATCCAAAGAATACAATTTTATACTGACAAAAGAATATCCTGCTTTAGGTTATCCCGTAAGCGTGACAAATTAAAGAACGAATTGAGTAAACGGATGCTTTGGAAGTCTATTATATCTATTAAAAATATTGAAAGTGTCCCGGTTAGGTGTATAACAGTGGATAGTGATAGTTCATTATATCTGTGCGGGGATAAATTTACCGTAACTCATAACACGGCGTTGGTGTCGGCACTGGCGTTGTATAGTCTGGTAGCAGATGACGAAGCTGCTGCTGAGGTCTTGCTGGCTGCCAACTCGAAAGACCAGGCACGTATAGCATTTAAGATAGTCCGGGCATTTGCTCATGGATTTGATCCTGATGAGCATCAAGTAAAGCGTTTTCGCAATGATATTGTTATAAACAACGGTTTGGAGAACGCATTCATAAAAACATTGGCTGCTGACAGTGATAAGATTGACGGGTATAACTGTTCGGTTGGTATTGTAGATGAATATCATTCAGCCCCTAATAGTCAGGTAAGGGATGTTATCCGATCCAGTCAGGGTATGAGGGTTAATCCGCTTCTGCTTACAATTACCACTGCTGGGTTTGATAAATCCCTGCCTTGCTATGATCTGCGTACCGTTGCGACTGAGATAGCAGCAGGAATTAAGGAAGATGAGTCGTTTTTAGGGGTTATTTACTCCTTAGACGAAGATGATGATTGGAAGGATTCAAACACCTGGATCAAATCTAATCCTAATCTGGGGGTAACAGTTGATAAAAGTTTTCTTATAAAGCAGGTAAAACAGGCGATCAATTCTCCGAGTGATGAGGTAGGTGTCAAGACTAAGAACCTGAATGTGTGGTGTGACTCGGTAAGCGTATTCATCCCTGATGAATATGTCGTGAAGGCTACAAAGAAGCTCAATATAGAGGATTTTAAGGGTGAGGAGTGTTTTGTTGGAGTGGATCTGGCTTCAAATGTGGATTTAACTGCTGTCAGTTATCTATTTGTCCGGGGTGATAAATATAATTTCATTAATGATTACTACATACCACGTGAGACACTCTCTACAAGAGTTCATGCAGATATTGAACTTTACAGACAATGGGCCGGGAATAAATATCTTAAAACAACAGCAGGCAATGTGACGGATTACGATTACATAACAAGGGATTTACTGGCAGTTGAGGCACAAAGTAGCATAGAAACAGTCTATTATGACAAATATAATGCTACTTCATGGGCAATACAGTGCACTGAGCAAGGTCTGAAGTTGGAACCATTCAGTCAGACAATCGGAAACTTTAATAACTGTACTAGGGCTTTTGAGAGGCTTATGTTAGGTGGGCAAATCTTCATTGATGACAATCCGATAACAAGGTACTGTCTGCGTAACGTGGAATTGCGTTATGATTTTAATGGCAACTGCAAGCCATTGAAACTAAACGAAAAGAAAAAAATAGACGGTGTTATAGCTATGCTTCAGGCTTTAGCCGCTTTTATTGACGCATCAAGTAATTATCGTGGTACAAATATATTCTGATGGCAAATAATATTTTCAAACGTGTAATGAATGCTGTAATAACAGAAATAAGAGGTGTTTCATATAGTCCGACAAATGCAATAGGCTTGCCGTATGGCTTTGCCAGCTATCCTTTATCTGTTCAGCTTTCATTACAACTCTCAGCAACTTACCGTTGTGTGGATGTGATCTCTGATGCTATTGCTTCGCAGACATGGGATGTGTTGGATTATGTTGAAGGAGGATGGACTTCAGATCCACTGGACCCGATTGGTTATATCCTAAACAATGATCCCAGTCCTTCGATGTCACGTTATATAATGATGAAGACATTAATGGCTAAAGTGCTTTTGGAGGGCAATGGTTATCTGATTATTAACCGGCCTTATCCAATGGGAGACCCTTTGTCATTCACTCTTGTAAATGATACGGTTAAAACTTACCAGCGATCGGATGGTACATTGTATTATGTTGTCGGCAAACCAGGTAAGGAATTTATAGTTGATGGTCAGGACATGATTCATATTCTGAATTTTAGTTATGATGGTCTGATCGGGGTATCTACTTTGCGCCATGCTGCTAATAGCATTTCATTGGCTTACTCTTCGGAGCAGTCGGCTAAAGGATTCTTTTCATCAGGTGCAAATATGTCGGGTATAATACAAAGTGAAACCAAATTAACTCCAGAGAAAGCAGATGACATAAAAGCCAGCTGGGCAAAAGCTTTTAATATTACTTCTGGTACGCCCGGAGGTATAGCAGTCATGGAGGGAGGTCTGAAATTCATGCCGGTAACAGTTAATCCTAAAGATGCTCAGATGTTGGAGACACGGAAGTATAACGTTATAGATATTTGCCGCTTCTTTGGTGTTCACCCTTCAAAGGTATTCGATGATTCAAATTTAACATATTCAAATATTGAGAGTTTCCAGTTAGGATTTATTACTGATACTGTTACGCCGTGGGACTGCAAAATAGAATCAGAATTTAATCGTAAGATATTCCGGCCGTCAAAAGCCATAAAGAAGCGTTTAAACCTGAATATTAATGAGCTTTTGCGAGCTAATCTCGATGCTAAAGCTAATTATGTGAGTAAGATGTTTCAATGTGGTGGTTATAAAATTGACGAAGTCAGACGAGAATGTGGCAATCCACCAATAAAGGGTGGAGATAAAGCTTATGTCCCTATGTCAATGATAGCAGTGGATACTCCAATTACTAAAAATATAAAAGTTGACAAACAAATAAAAATCAAAAAAGAAAATGACGGGAATATATCAGATACAATCGAGGAGTAAACCTGATCGAATTTATGTGGGTAGTGCGACTAATTTAAACAATAGAATGTCTTGTCATTTCAAGAATTTGAGAAAAAATATACATGATAATAGTCGATTACAAAATCATTTTAATAAATATGGTACTTCTGATTTGTTATTTTCAGTCTTAGTATGCTGTGAAAGGTATGATTTAATTAAGCATGAACAATTATTTATTGATTTAATAAATCCATGGTTTAATATTTCAAGAACTGCAGGCAATTCTTTAGGATACAAACATACGCCAGAATCATTAGAAAAGATGAGAGGGAAAAGGAAGGGATGTATTACATGGATGAAGGGCAAACATCATACTAATGAAGCAAAAGAAGCAAATAGAATAGCACATTTAGGAAGAAAATCATCAAAAGAACAATGTAAAAAACATAGTATAGCTATGATGGGGAAAGGTAATCCAAGATTCGGGAAACATTGTTCCGAAGAAACCAAGCAAAAAATAAGAGATTCTAAACTTAAAAAAATAGTGTAATGGATATTGAAATAAGAACAATAGTAAGCGAAGATTCTGAAGTTAGGATTATGCCTAATTCCCGTAAAATTACTGGACGGTGCATAGTTTTTCTCAAAGAATCAAGAAATCTTGGTGGTTTCACTGAAATCATTTTACCGGAAGCGGTTCAGGGCGTTATAGATAAAAGCGATGTATTCGCCTATCTTAACCATGACAAAGCGAGGGGCGTATTAGCACGATCTGACAAAGGAACTGGATCGCTAACATTACAACCAGATGAAAAGGGGTTGAATTATACTTTTGATGCTCCTGCATTTGGTTTAGGTGATGAACTTATAGAAAATATAAAAAGAGGTGATATTAAGGGTTCTTCTTTTGCTTTCAGTATTGCAAAAGGTGGTGATAAATGGGAGAGGAAATCGGATGGGACTGCATTGAGGACAATTAATAAATTTGAAGTCCTTTATGATGTCAGTCCGTGTTATAATCCTGCTTATGTGAATACAGACGTAGCCCTAAGGAGCCTTGATGAGGTAAAAAAAGAAGATTTGGAAATAACTATAGATCCAATAATAAAAGGGGAAGATTTAAATATAACATTAGAAAATAATTTGGAACCGCTCGAAATATTGGAACCAGAACTGAAGGTTGAACTTGAGACTAAGCCTGTAATAGAAGAACCTATTATAGAGCCGATAGTTAGGGAAGAGCCGAAAGTCGAGGAACCAGTTATAGAGCAACGAGATATTAATTTAATACATAATTTAATGACAATTAAAGAACTTAAAACTCTGATGGCTGACGCCACGGAGCAAAATGACAAGATATTTGAAGCTAAAAAAGCTGAAAATAGAACATTAACTGATAAAGAAGAAGCAACTATTGCCAATAATAATCAGTTGATGAAAGAATATGGCCTTGAAATTGAATCAGAGATGCGCAAGGAAGGCCCGGCAAGTTTTGTTGGTGCAGGTGGTCCATACTTCCATTTCGCTAAGGAGAAAGAGGAGTTTTCACTTCTAAAGACTATCCGTGCTCAGATAAATAAAGATCCATTACCTGAGGCAGCAAGGGACATAACAGCTTTGGGAAAGGAACAATTTCGTTGTGCTGACAAAACAGCTACGGGATTTGTAACTATTCCTAATTATGAAAGGGCTGTTGTGGGAAGGAAGGAATTGCGTGCTGCTATTGCCGCACAGACACCAACGGCAGGTCAGGAAATAGTTGCAGAAGATAAAAAGGCTATTCTTCCTCCGCTGGTTGATAGGTTGGTTTTCTCACAGGCTGGAGTGACCTATATGCCCGGATTGGTTGGAGATGTTTCAATGCCGAGTTATGCAGGTACAGCCGTTGTATGGGCAGATGAAAATGAAGAATCCTCTGACGGGGGTACGACTTTCAGTGAAGTTACTCTTGCACCCAAGAGACTTACTGCTTTCCTTAATGTATCAAAAACATTCTTAGCTCAGGATGGTGTTGGTGCTGAAAGACTTTTGCTGGATAATATTGCTAATGCGGTTGCACGTATGCTTGAAAAAACAATTCTTGGCCCTGCGACACTCAGTACAAAGAAACCTTCCGGGATAGGATACAAGCTGAATGCTGCAAACGGGGGTGGTGAGACAATACTTACTGGTGCTGCGATTACCCATGCGGCTATGGTAGGGTTGGAAACAGCAGTTGATGTAGCCAAAGCTCTTCAGGGTAATCTTGCATATATCACAAACGGAACAGCAAGGGGGATTTTGAAGGTTATAGATATTGGAACTTCCAATGATACAGGAGATTTTCTTATGATGAATAATCAGATGAATAGTTATCCGGTACTTGTGACAAATGCAATCGGAACGGATTATGGAGCTGCTCCCGGAACCGGGAATATGGTTTGCTTCGGTAACTGGGCTGATCTTTGTATTGGACAATGGGGTGGATATGATATTACTGTTGATCCTTACACGAGGTCTAAATTCAATCAGGTTGTCATAGTCATCAATGCTTATTTTGATGCTAAAGGTCTTCGGGGGAAATATCAACCAGGTGATGCAACAACTCTGGATGAATATACTAAATCATTTTCGGCTCTTTCTATTTCATAAACTATTAGGGTTGGCAGGGGTTAAAATCCCTGCTCTCCCTTAATTAAAACGATATGGCAATACAGAATTTATACGGTCTGACAGGAGCAGTTTCAAATCCAGCAATTTATGCTACTGATCCTATTGATTTCGTAGCTGCAGCTGTTGATTTTGAAACTATCACTTTGACGTGGGATGAGACTGATATAGTAGGTGATTCCCTTCGTATTCAGATGTCAACCGGGACTGAGGCTGATGGTACAGTAGCAACGAACGGGACTGAGAATGTAACAGGTACAGGAACGGTATTTAAGAATTACAAACAAGGAGATTTGATTCTCATTGATGGTGAAACGACCAGAAAAATAGATCTTGTCATCGATGACTTTCATCTAAGAACTGATAAGTATTGTAGTACCACAGAAAATGCTTTGGCAATGGTTGTCTGTGATGGTAAATGGGAAGAACTGGTGGCTCCGGCATTGGGGGTAGGAACACTTGAGGTTGGAGGACTGGATGCGTTGACGACTTATTTTTTCCGGTTATCAACTCATTACAGACTTAAATGGTCATTATGGAAAGTACATTATGCCGTAACAACTACGGCGGAATAATTTAATAATTAAAAAAATGGCAAAGAAAAAATTTTTATTTGATTTTACGAAGTTTGCAACTACTAAGTTAATTTCGGCTGTGATAGCAGATTTAGCACCACAGAATATAGTTTGTACTTTTACAAGTATCAAACCATTTAAGGGAGCTGTATATGGAGATTTCTCTGTGACAGGTACAGCTAAAACTGTTGATTCCTGTACATTATCAGGTAATATTGTGACGGTTCATGTTACTGAGGCTTATGTTTTTGGTAATACCTGTAGCCTGGTTTATGATACTTCAAAGGCAAAAGGAGATACCATAACTATTCCGGTTGATAATCTTGTAGCGG